TACCGCAGCATTTAACATAGGAGACCTTGAAACTACAACCGTTTACATTTCCCAAGACGGTGGCATCAGCGCTGAGAATACAGCGGCCGCTTTTGGTACTACGCTTGGAGACGGTAGCACCTCATTCATTGGCACGGGGCAATACAATGTTGCTGCGGGCGGCACAGGTATTAAAACTGGGTATGCTGCAGTTACTGGAAGCTCTACGCAAGCCGGAACGACTGTGACGGCCGCGACTGGCAACCCGTTCACAGCAGAGATGGTTGGTCGGACTTTTACACACGCTAGCGCTGGTAGCGCAGGATACATAACGGTATTTACCAGTGATACTATAATAAAAGTCAGCGAAACTGTAGTTGTATCAGTAGCGGAAGCTTTTACAATTGGAGCTGGCAACGCTGCCACTATCACTTTTACCAAAGACTTGGATGCGGTTGGCGCCGGAGGCAACTATACAATAGTAGCCAGCGGATACGATGGTACTAATAATCAGGTGATGTGGGGAGAGGCTACGGATCGATCAGCGGGTAGTTGTGACATTACGTTTCAAACAGCGGGTGTTCCGGTACCCAACCTTACAGAAACTGCGGTTAAGTGGACATGGGTTATACATGGAGCTAAACTTAAAGGCTCGTAACATAACAAATGGCTAAGTTCATAAAATATGAGAAAGCATTACTTGAGATCGAAAGCCATAGTATTTTGGCCGAAAGTGCGGAGCTGGGCGTAGAAGCCTCACTTACTCCGATAGAAAATATAACGGGAAGCGTTATGCGCTATGCGGCGGGCGCTCCGTTAAAAGGCACCCTTTCTTTTAGTCATTATTTAACAGGATCTCTTCATGAGTTCCTTAACCCTTTAACAAACGTAGAAAGAACTGGTGAGCCATTGCGGGGTAATTTAGGGGGAATTGAGTTTGCTAGCGGGTATATCAAGAGCCTTCAGTTTTCAGTATCTCCAATGTCTCCTATTTTAGTGCGTTCTTCGTTGGATATTTACGGGGAGCTCAGTGTGTTGGATGCACAAGGGCGTAGTGACGAAACAATGAGAGGGGTGGAGGATGATCCTCGGGCTATTAGCCATGGTGCTCAAACTTATTTGGCTGGAGATGATTTTGGGATAAATAATAAACTGGGTTTTTCTTATTCTGTTACATGTGAACGCAATCCAATGACAGTTATAGGGAGCGGTTTGCCTAGTCGTGTTACAAAAGAAAATGTACAAATTTCAATGACCGTACGCGGAGAGGACTTAGGCACCGTATTAACTACTACTGGGTACGCAGCTATCGCAGATGTTTATGTTTATGGCGTTTATGCAGAGCCGGGATCCTCGGCGATGGGTCGTTTTGGTTGTACGGGACAAGTTCACTCACAAAATATTTCTGCGTCTGATGGGGCTTATATGGCTGGAGAGATTTCCTTGTCTCAGGATTATTTAACCGGAAAACAAATCGTATGATAATTAATTCTGGAGTAACTAATATAACAAGGGTGCTGCCGTTCGAGGTAGGTAGCGACTACAAGAAGTATGATGTTGTTTACTATAGTGGTTACACAGACCCGAGCCCAACGCCTCCCACTCTTCATCCGTGTTCGCAGGCTGAATCAGGGCATTGTTACTATACCGGCAATAGTGTTGCAACATCAACGATCACTAATCGCCCATACGCAGCCGACACCGAGTGGACCACAGGCTTTTTTGCCGACGTGTCTTACGGGGCTACGGTTAATTATGAAGTTCTTAATTATTCAACAGAGTTCGGTGATGGTTATTATAATGTTTTAAATAAAAGCGAAAACGCGGTACGGGCTACCTTTTCAACAAGTTTTGACAAAAGAACTGACCAAGAGACAAAAGCTATTGTACATATATTAGAGGATTCTTTTAATCGCGGAAATCATCCTAGCGGTGGTTATAGCGGTATTCCGTGGACACCTTTTGCGCCTTACAGTCAAAGTGGTGAGTTTTTTGTAGAAAGTTTTACACAAGGTTATGAGTCTCCAGACGTTAACAGCGTCTCCACTACCTTTTTTAGAGAAACAGCATCTACAACAGATTGGAAGACTTTATATATTCCATTTGAAGGTACAAGAAGGGATTATAGCAATAGTGTTGACGGGGATGTTATCACAAATTATTTTCAACATGACGCAGTGTTTTTAAGACAGTTGGCGGGAGAGGAGGAGTTAGCACCATCTCAAACAGGATGGTATTATTTTACAGGTGAGAAAAATGTTGACTATACTGCGGAGACTGGAATTTTAGGCACTCTTTATAACTCGCCCACAGGGAGCTATCCGTTGTGGACAAAAGACAATTTCTATTTCGACTTAAATCAAAACATTAGTATCCCTCAAAACCCTCGTTTTACTAAACAAGATTTAGATAATGGTTTTGTTATGCGATTTAATGAAGGTATTAATAAAAATTTACTTTCTTTTCCTGTTGACCTGAAGGGCCGAACAGATAAAGAGGCTCTCGCTGTAGTTCATTTTTTAGAGCATCATGCGGGAGTTAACCTTTTCCAGTTTACACCTCCGGCCCCTTATGATTTTACAAACAAGGTGTTTTTGGCTGCTAACTGGAGCCATACTATTAATTTTAAAGACAATAATGATGTTACGGTCAATATGCGAGAATTTCCTATTGATTATTTAAATTTATCTACAGATTTTAAGTCTTTGGTAACAGTGGTTAATCAACCGTTAAAAAATCTCTCCCCTTATTGGAGTTGGCCGACAGATGGCAATGCAACCGGACCGGTTAGCGCAGATCGTTATGCGGGGTCTAAGTCCACTAAAGAAAGAATTGAGAATACAGACTTTATATCAAATACTGGTATGAAGGTTTTTAGTATAACGGGACACAGCATTAGGACGGGATTTTATTTAACAAATAGCGGGAACGTCGAAATAAAGACTTTCATAGATTATGCGGACCCTTATCAGGTTTTTGATTTTCCTTCAGGCCATTCTTTTAACCCAGTAGTTACGGCGCCGGGATCTTCTAGTTTTATTCCTTTTTATTTTAAAGGGTTTGCTGATAATGTGAGTTATTCGGGTCCAGACGTAGGGACAACTGGCCCTGAAGTAAGCGGAGTTTATAGTGCAACGCTAACATTAAATAATTCTAGCTTGGAAAATACTCGTGACCCTGACGGGCCAATTACTTTTGGTATTACTGGTTATATTACGGGTTTTGATGGTGTTGGTGTCTCCGGACCTATGTCAACCGTTGTAAATCCTTATAGGGGAAATGACGGACAAACTCCAAATCACCCATCTCGTTTTTTAATTCAAACAGGATATTATGATACTTCGGGAGTGCCGTTGCATTTATTGTCATGGGAGCACCCAGCCACAGGTGGTGATTTAAATCGTTATGCTATTCAATATACTCAAGACAGGACTTGGGCTGAGGTTTCAGGGATTCCTTTGACAGACGCTACTTCTGTGCGGAATATTAACGGGGTTGCTGGTACAGGATTTGAGATTAATCGAAAATACATTCAGTCTTATGCTACTGACATATCAAATACCGCTGGATATGTTCAGACTAATTTTTATACAGGAATTTTAGTCCCGTCAAGTTTAGCGGGGGACGCCCAGATTCCTGAGGGCCTAAAAAATCTTCCAGACCCTCAAAATACAGGCGTTCACCAAAAGTCTTATTTTCTGCAAAAAAGTCTTTCTCCCGACGTAGATTATTATTACAGGATGCGATCGGAGTACCTTCAGAACGACAACTACTCGGACATTGTAGGTTCAATGTATGTATACGCTAGTGGGGTTTCAAGTTTAGGTAAGCCCATATCTCATCAGGTATCTACCGGCTTGAGTGATAGCTCGGCTGAATTCACTGATGCTAGAACAGCTATCCCAACTACCGCTAAACCAGCTTTTAAGGTTTTTTTAGAAGATCAGGCTGCCAATATCAATTTAAGCGGAGAGTTTATTAAAGGTCTTGTAGGGGTGGGTATTGTGAATCAAGAGGATAATCTAGATATGGTTTTAACCGCAGAAAATCCTACTATTGCAGATTATCTTAGAGTAGCTAATACAGGAGCTTATGCGGATAATTTTACTGGTGTACAATTTATCTTGGGGCCAAATTTTACAGTAGGAGGCAAGGGAGGGGCTATAGGCAACAACTCCTTTTACCAAACTACAACGCCACCGGAAAATATAGATACCACCATGGTGACCCCGGCGATACGGACAGGTTTTCAGCTTTTAACCGGGGTTGTAAACCCGGCAGATGCTAGTGCTGGTGCAGATCCTAATTTGCAAAAACCAATTGCCGAAACCCCCACTGTTCTTATAATGCAAGATGCCTCAGCGGTCGTAGGACAAGGGGGTACAGGAGGAACCGGTGGATACACCAAGGTTGCACAAACAAAGGATAACAAGCTTAAGTTATCGGGGTCCACAGCCGGTGGTACACCATTTGGTAAAGACGAGGAGTTTACCGTGGTAATTGAAGTAGACAGTTTTGGTAACTCTGCAGATGGTGGGATTGGAGGGGATGGTATCTATATATCTCACCCATCTATTGGGAAATTCTCTATCCGCAAAGACTATAATGCTAAAATTTTTGCAGGTGGGGGAGGAGGAGGAGGGGGAGACCGTTTTAAGGTGGAGAAGATGTTTGCGCAAAGCTCTTTCTTCGTGGAGGATAATAAATATAATCGTTCCATGAGGCGTAAAGATCTTGTTACACGAGGGAACAGCTGGAGCACAAGCACATATGTTGAACTTACGAAAGACGGATACATCAGGTTTAGAGGTGCAAAAACAAGTTGGAGAGATCAGGCGGAATCGCGGTCGAAATTTACGGGCATCAAGAGGCTAAGCACCTACGTTGGAGAGCATCAAGGTGGTGCTGGAGGGGGAGGGGCAGGCTTTAAGAGCTCAGCGGGGGGGGTGCAGCTGTCTTTTCAGGAAAATCAAAGAGTGATATGGGAGACCAGTAAAGGGGGCTACAATCGTATAGGTAAGGGCAATAATATCTTAACAGATGGTGTTGTAAATATAAAAAATTCTAAAGGGGGGGACGGCGGCAATTATGGGGAACCGGGTTTTCCGGGAGAGTCTTTTAGCAGAGATAATGAGTTTCCTTTTACACTGATTGACGACACAAAAGGGCGTTTGGCTGGGGACGCAGGAAAAGCCATTATTACCATCAGCACAAATACCAATTATACGATGAGCAATTATCGTGGCAAACTTTTATCGATAGCTCCCTCGAGGACGCTTATTACGGATATATCCGGGTTGGTGGGATACTTTGAAGCAGGAAATAAAAGCTACAACACAGGGACAACAGAAGCAACCAATGCTCAAAGCGTTGAGAAGTGGGTATCTGTAAATGATTCTAATGTTTATTTAGAACAAAACACATCAGACAATAAACCTACGTTAAAGGATAGTCAAGAAAACGATAGAACAGTAGGGACGGGAGTATCTCTTACTCGGTCTAAGACCGTGACTGTAGAACATGCATATTTTAATAATCAGAAATACATATACTTTACCCCCACAACAGATGCCAAAATCCAGTACATGCACCTTTATGGGGCCAGCGCAAATTCGGCAGCACAAGGGGATATACAAATTAACAACACGGGCACCCCTTATGCAACAGGGGATGCCGTAACAATTGTTATTCATCCTATAGACTTTTCTATTTCTTCTGGAACGGTTATTAAGTTTAGAGGAGGCTCTGAATTCGAATTGACGTCTGTGGCTACTTATAATGGTACCGATAGGATTACCCAATTAACAGGCAATTTGTCCGGACAACCTTTAGCCAATAATACTCGTGGATATTATCGACTATCCTCACTGATGGAGGGTTTTGATATTTTTTATGTTATGTATCCAAATAAGTGGTTTAAGGGTAGTGGGAATATTACCGCCAATTCGGCTGCAGAGGGTCCTAACGACAAAGACGCTAACTATCAAACTGGTTGGATGGATTTTTCACTGCCTACGCTTACCCCCAATACGTGCTATAACCCTGACGACCAAGTAATGACGGACAATACAGGTCTCGGTACAAGCGACAAGGCGCTTACTTTTAGGGATAGAGGGTCTCCCACTCACGCAGTAGGAATGATTCCGCAGCGAGCGTGGGTATATAATTTAACTGGAGAGTCTTTGGGGGGAAATTTGCGTTTAACTGCTCGCAACGATGGTAACACAGTGGCCTCAGATACATATTTAGGTGATTCTTTTACTTTTAATTCTTCGGGAAGTGTTTTGATAGGAGGTAACCGAAAGGTAGGGGGGGATACTGTTGATTTTGGGTTCCGTGGGGGAATTGGTGCAATAGTTATTTTCAATAGAAAGCTAACTGGCGCCGAAAACCGCAAAGTATTAGGCGTTTTATTTAATAAATATATGAGAACAAAAGCTGCTACCGCTTCAACCCCGACAAGCATTAGTTATCAAAATAAACCGTCGGATTTGACGGGGTTAGCTGGTCAAATATATTTGACTTCATAAGAATCATGGCAACAGAAGCACATAACAAATCAATAACCGATCTTTTACCTGACACCCTCATAGAATTGTTTGAGGTTGAAGTAGGGGGCACCGTAGGAAGCAAAAAATTTCATGCAGGAAAAATTATTGACAAAGATATTGTTTTAAGGGGAGTTACGTATTACTGCCTCCCTATTGAAGCGACCGGTTTTGAGTCGAAGGGGGATGGTACGTTACCTCGCCCTAAGTTAATTATATCTAACCCAGACGGTCTTATTACGGATCTCATTAAACAAGAGGGCGATATGGTGGGAAACGTTTTCAAAAGGATAAGAATCTTTTTAAAATTTATAGATGAGGTTAATTTTCCTGAAGGAGTTAACCCTTTTGGCAACTCTGATCCTGACTCACGTTTTGATGATGATCTTTATATTTTTAATCGAAAAATATCTGAAAACAAATATTTTATAGAATTTGAATTAGTTTCTCCTTTAGAGGTGGAAAATTATAAGCTTCCAGCTCGAATTATGGTGGCTAATTATTGTCCGTGGAAGTACAGGGGCATTGGTTGTCGTTACGGATCCAGAGACGATTATACCGGGCCTACTACAAACTTAGAAAGCAAAGAAGGGGGCGACAAGATGCAATCGATTGATTTTTTCCCTAGGAGAGAGGCGGTGCAAAAGGTTACGGTATCTAATGCTGGGAGCGGTACTGCGAAATTTATAACCAATATAAGCGACCCAGATTATAGTACCGGAACCGCTACCCAGACCGGTTTCAACGTGGTGGGGTCAGGTACAAGCTGGGCAGCAGAGATGGTTGGTCGAGAGTTTACCTTTACTGGTGGTGGTGGCAGTTCGGGATATATAACCGCGTTTACGGATGCTACCCATATGGCGGTCAGTGTATCTAACCCCGTATCGCCAGCGGAGGCCTATACTGTTGGAGGATATGCAATAGGAGATCATACCGCTTCTCCGGGGATAGCGGTAGACGCGCTTCCTCTTGCGTTAAAAGTTGCCGATCAATTAGTGTTTGTTAATCAGGGGGTTTTGACCTTGAGTGCTGATGCGGCAGCAGGGGCCATTGTCGTATATGGCACTCTTACCACAACTGCGCTGCCGGACAACGAAATAGCTTCTTTGAGTTATCCTGTAGGCGACTATTCTTTGCCTGATGGTATCAGGGTGGAACAGTTAGCTCAACCTATCAACTTTGGTCAAACGATTAGTTTTGGGAGGGGTGTCTATTTTACGTTGAATGCTGATGCTGACGAAAATGCTGATGAAATTTTTGGTGACTTAACGGGGGGAAGTGTGGGCACGGCCGCGGAGGGTGCCATTGCGGACTCTTCTGGTTTTGCTATAACAGATTATCGCGTGCAAGGGGTGCCTATAGCAGACGCAAGAGATAAAAGGTTCGACGATCTTAATAATGACTTTGGGTTAACTGGAATGCGTTGGGTTTATGAATATAATCCTACTGTCTCTGATATTGCTTTGAATGCAGCAGTATCTGCTGACACGGTCTCAAGCTCTTCTAACGCCCTTGAGTTGTCGGTTGTTGATGTTCCGGAAAGTATCAACCCCAAGCGTACCATTACACTCTTTGATAGTGGCGGATCTGAAATAGGCACCTTAAAGGTAGGGGCCCTTGTTTTAAAAACTGTCACAGTGAAGTTGACAGCAGATGCGGATGACGCTGATACTGTTACTGCAAATGGTGCAGCTACCAGCGGAGCTACTTCAATGACGGTATATGGCATTTCTGAAAATATAAGCGTAGGAAGGATTATAACTTTTATTGGCGGCTCTACGTTTAAATTGACTTCTGCAGCTTCAACGGCGGACACTACTCTTAATGGCGATTTGACAGGCGACGTACGCACCTTGCAAACAGGACGGATCAACGGAGATATTTCCCTAGAGCCGATTCCCGTATCTTTTAAAAAGGGAGAGGTAATTACCTTCGGAGCCAGCCAAACGGTTACATTAACTGAAGCCGCGGGCATTGGAGCACAACTACTGCAAGGTACTGTTGCCGCTTCGCCGGACCCTATTGCGACGGGAACTTCTGGCACACTAAGAGGTACAATAAAGGGGGCATTAAACTTAACAACAGGCATCTCAATAGCTGCAGATGCCACCGGAAAAGTCGGTTACGTCAAGGGAGATGTCGTATCTATTAGCTCTTTTAGTGATGAACCTACAGCGCTTTTTGTTTGTATTAAAGACCATACGGTGTTTCAGGATCCCCGCTTTAAGAAGGAATATTGGGTGGAGGATCAGTGCAGCAAGACTTTGAATGGGTGCAAAATGCGTTTTGGCGAGTATGATCACCTTCCTTTTGGAGGGTTTCCATCTATTGAGGCTTATCGATATACCAATTAGGCGTGATTTTTTAAGCTATATTCAACGCATCTCTTCTTTTTATAAAGAAGAGATATGCGGGGTTATTTCTGGAGGTTCTTTATTTTTTATCAAAAACTCTTCTCCAGAGCCTTTTCAGACTTTTTATATTGATCCGCTTAAATATCTAGAGGTAGCCAAAGGCAAAACAATTGATTTTTGCTTTCATTCTCATCCCGAAAGTTGCTGTACACCAAGCGTTACTGATATAGAGTTTTCGGACAACGCTTTGGTGCCTTTTTTGATTTTTTCGTGTCCAGAGAAGAAATTTGGGGCATATCTTCCAAATAACAAAGAAACCATTTATTTTTTTATTTAAAAGTGTATAATGTAGGTATGGTATCTGTTTCTATAGAGGGTCGCGCTGGACAAATGCTAGGTAAAGATTGGCGCCTTGACGTGGGAACTGTTGGGGAGGCTGTAAAAGCTCTGCGTGCGAACGCGGGGCACCTGTTCCATAGGGCTTTAAAGGCTTCTGCTGGTTATATATTAGTGGTGGATGGAGCCCCCATTGAAGGCCAAGGTTGCTTTTTTAAAAAAATTAAAAAAAGTTTATGTTTTATTCCTGTTTTAGGAGGAGGGGCTATAATTATCCCTGCTATTTTTGAGGCGGTTTTTGTGGGTTTAGAGGTGTATATGGCCGCTACAGTAGCCGAAGTGTTGGCGTATGTTATTGTGGTGGCTGTAGTGGCTTTAGTTGTTTATGGTATTTATACGCTTATTACATACTTAAACCAAGACGGTCCAGATACCGATAATGGAGTGGGGACAAGTAGTTTTTTGTTTTCAGGGCCGGAAAATGTCGCATCTCAGGGGCAGGTGGTCCCCGTGGGTTATGGGCGCATGAAGACCGGATCGAAGGTTATTTCAGTTTCCTCTAGTAGTGTAGATAGGGTCATATGGGATGAGGATGAATTGGGGGTGTTTGGGGAGACAGTGGCGAGGAGGTCCCCTTTGGCTCCTTCTCGAGAAATAGGCGGAGGATCCGCTAGAACTAGGCTGATAAAAGCAATTCCAAGCCCATAAATGACAAATATATCCATAGAAGGGCATTTAGCTAAAGTGGTGGGGCCTAAGTGGCGGCTGCAAGTTCGTAATTTTGTTGAGCTGTTTAATGCCATAGAAGCTAACACTCATAAGCTTCGAGCTTATTTAAATGGGCGCGGTGGCAATTATTGGGCTATTTTTGTTAATGATGAAAAAGTTGACCCTGATTCTTTCTTGTTTCAGAATATAAAAGATAAAAATGTTAAAATTATTCCTGTGTTGGCGGGTGGTGTTACGACTATATCGGCAGCTATAGTTGCAGCTATAGGCGTTGAGTCCGCTTTTCTGGTTGCGATTTTAGAGTTTGTGGTATCAGCTATTATATCTATGGCTATTTCTTTTGGTTTGAGTATGCTTATGGCTAAGCTAATGAAGCCAGATGATCCGCAAGCACGTAACACAACCTCTTTCCTTTTTGGTTCTCCTGAAAACGTTGCTGCTCAAGGTAATGTGGTGCCAGTAGGGT